CCGGCCGCCCAGTTCGACGCCATGAGCAAGATGTTGTTCAGCTCGATGTCCTGATCACCTGCTGTCGGGTCACCCGAGCGCAGGTTGTTCAGGTCCAGGAACGTCGGGTGCGCCTTGAACGCCGGGACGGTGACGAACGGCAGGGTCGTCGGGATGATGAGCCGTGGCATCCGTCACCGCCTCCCGCTACTGCGCCGGCTGGAAGAACTGGATGTCGCCCTGCCAGGCGCCGTGGTCGCAGGCGAAGCTGGTCGCGGACGGTTCCAGCGGCCGCACGGCGCATTGGCCGCACCACTGCTGGCCGGTGACCCGGTTGAACACGAACCCGGCGGGCAGGTCGTCCGGCGGGTCGAGCAGCACCACCGGCGCCGGGGCGGGCTCGGCCGCGACGACGGGTACGCCGGTCGTGGCCGCCAGCCGGGCCGTCAGCTCGGCGACCTGAGCCTTCAGCGCCTCGACGTCGACGGTTTCGGTGTCATCGGCCGCGGGCGGTGTCGCCGAGCTGTCCTCGGCCGGGTCCGCCGCCTTCGCGGCGGCCTTGCGTGGTTGCGTGGTGGTCATCGAGTCTCCCTCGTTCCATCGGCGGAGCCGCATGCCCCGCAGGTCTTGAAGTAGTTCCGCCGCCCGCACGGGCAGCGGTAGCCGCGCAGGTGTGCGGACGGGCCGGCCGCGGTGGCCGCGGTGGCCAGGCCCTCAGCGACGAGCGCCATCGCGTGGGCCTTCGAGCCGACGTGGATCGTGCCGTCGGACCGCTTGTGGTAGCGGGCCACGTGGCCGGTGCGGGCGCCCTCGACCTCCAGGGCCCGGGCGCCGTCGAGCGGAACAAGCCGCTGCATGGGTTCTCCCTGGAGACGGCCCGGCCCCGCACGCCGATGGTCGTGCGGGGCCGGGAGCTATCCGATGGTTAGGCGAGCTTGATGCCCGACAGCGACCCGCACCACGCCGGCGCGTAGCACACCATCGTCGACAGCCAGTACGAGCTGGACTCGAACGCGAACTGCTGCGGCGTCCAGTCGACGCCCATCAGCGCCTGCACGTCGAAGATCTTGAACACCGAGTCGACCTCGCTGTTCGGGATCGGCAGCGTGTCGGAGATGATCGGGCTGTTGCCCTGCGGCAGCCACGGGTGCACCTCGGTGGCCACGTTGTCGCCGGTGACCTCGTTGACGATCGCCGTGACGACGGTGCCCAGCGAAATCCCGGTGATCTCGTCCTGCTGGACGCGCATCACATAGTTCGAGTTCGCCGAGCCCTTGATCGCATCCGAGAGCTGCTTGCGGTCGAAACCGTTGAGCATCACCCGGTCGGGCGACGCCTTGACAGCGTCGTACAGGCCCGCGAACGCCGTCTGGTACTCCACGCCCGGGTTCAAGGTGGAGAACACCGCGTTGAGCTTGTTGGTGTAGCCGGCGTTCGCGCCCGAGCAGTACGACCAGATGCCGTCGTACTCGTTGGCGTACGCCGACCCGCCGTCCGCGGCGGTCAGGTTGATCGTGCCGCCACCAGGCAGCGTCGACGGCCACGCCGTCGGCACGGTACCGGCAGCCGGCAGGGTGGACTGGATGGTGATGGTGTTGTAGCCCGACCGGCCGTTGCGGACGCTGCCGCCGGTGAACGTGTACAGGAACCGGGCCGCGTCGCCCGGGTCCGCGCCGGCCGCGTTCGACACGAAGACGCGGGCTCCGGTCGCACCGACGGGCAGCGTGTACGTGATGTCGACGACCTGGCCGGTGGTGTACGCGATCGCCGCGCTGGCGGCGGTGGCCTGCGACACCCCGAAGTCGCCGTTCTCGGCGACCACCCGGACGTAGATGTTGCCGGCGCCGTTGGTGATGCCAGTCTCCCCGGCCACCGCGGCACGCGCGGCACCGGCGACACCGGTCGGCGCCGCGAGCACGCCGGAGAACCCGGCCGCGGTCCCGCGGCCGTACAGGTCGACGCGCTCCTCCAGCAGCATGCTCGCGTAGATCAGCGACGCACGCGACAGGGCGCGCAGGTCCTGGTACCCCTGCCCCTGGTACTGGGTCGACCAACTCAACTGGTCCGAGGCGGAGAACTGGATGTACGGCACCGACACCGAGTCACCGGCGTAGGAGATCTTCGGGCCCCGGTTGTAGAACAGGTTGTTCGCCGAGCCCGGGTTGGCGAAGTTCGTCTGCGTCGAGTCGGAGATACCCGGCCGCATGACGCCGACGCCGCCGGTGCCGGTACCGGTGAACCCGGTGATCCGCTTGTACTCGTGCGCCTTGCCGACACCCTTGCCGCGGGGGATCCGGTTGCGCAGCGGCGTCGGCCGCGGGGTGAGCATCTTCGCGCCTGTCTCCAGGTCGTACAGCTGCAGACCGGAAGCGATGGGCGATGTCGGGCTGATGTCCTTGACCAGGTCGGGGACCTGGGCCTTGAGGACGTCGAGCGCGCTGGTGAGGGTGGCGAGCTGGTCCGGGCTGACGCTCTTGGTGAGCATGTCCCCGGCGAGAGCCTTCTCCAGCTCGGCGATCGGCGTACGCGCGGACGTGGCGCCGGTGGAGAAGTCGATGCCCATGCCGGTGTGCTCGGGCAGCTGATGCGGCTGGATGCTGCGGGTCGCGGCCCCGTCGCACTTGGCGAGGAGCTCGTCGTATCGGGTGGCCACTTCGGCGGGCGAGACGCCCGGCTCGAAGAGCAGGTCTGTACGGGGAAGTCCCATAATCGTTTCCTTCTTCGTCGCGGAGAGGCGTCTACGCGTCGACGGCGAGCAGCTCGCGGGCCCTCTCCCGGTAGCCCCGGCGAAGCACCGGGTCCTGGGTGTTCTCGGCCTTGACGAGGAGCTGCTGCACCTGCGCGTCACGCTGGTCGATTACTGGTGTGGTGCGTGCCTGCGTAGTCCGCGCAAGTGCGGGCCCCCCGGGCTTCGGCATCGCCGCCATCTGCGCCTTAAGCGTCGCGACCTGGGATTCCAGGCCCTTTGCGCGCTCCTCTTGGCCTCGGATGGCCTCCGCGACTGCCGCCTTGACCAGGTCAGGCGTGTCGATGGTGCTAACCCCCTCGGGGGTGGTCGTGTCGGCATACGTCAGGTCCGGCACATCCGACGGGCTGATGCCGTCACCCTGCGCGGCCTGCGTCTGCTCGCGGCACCGGAAGTAGTCCAGGGCCCGATGCGCGTCGAGGAGGATGCTGATGTCGCGCGCCTCCTCCATGCGCCCGTTCGCAAGTTCGGTGGCCTCCGACACGATCAGCCGGGCGATCAACGCCATCGCCTGCTCGGCGCCGGCGATGTCCGCGGCCTCGTCGTACTTCGCCAGGTCCGGCGTGTACGCGGCCATCGCGGCGATCAGCTGGTCGGCCTTGGCCACGTTCCAGTCGTCGGGCAGCATGCTGGTCAGGCCGAGCGTCCGGGCGCGGGCGATGATGTGCCGCCGGGCGGCCGCCTTGTCGCCGCTGTAGTTTCCGAGGTGCCCGATCGCGCTCTGCAGGTGGCCCTGGTCGGGGATCGGGAAGTCGCCGTTGTCCATCGCCACGCCGGAGCTGGCGTACTTGTCGCGCTGCTTGGCGGAGACGAACTTGTTCAGGTCGGTCTCGTCGACCTTCGTCCCGTCGGCCTCGTCGTCGGGGTCGGCCTCGCTGTCGCCGGCGTCGGGGGACTCGACGATCGTCGGGTTCTCCACCGGCTCCAGCTCGTCGGCGCTGTCGGCCTTCACCATCGTGAACGTCGTACGCGGGTTCGACGGCCGGTCCACCAACGACACCTCAATGATCTTCCCGCCGACGATCTCACCGTTCGGCGCGTCGGCCTTCGTCATGTCGACGACCGGCTCCTTCACCCCGATCGAGAACCCGGTCAGGACCTTGTTCTCGACCTTCAGCACAGCGATCGGATCGACGACGTGCGCGGCGAGCAGATGCGCGCCGGTGTCCGCGTCGCGGGTCAGGCCGGCGGCGACGCCGACAGCACGGTGCTTGTCGTGCTGCTCGCGGATGTTGCCGCCCTCGGCCTTCCACAGCGGCATCGCCTTGTCGAGCCACGCCTGGTTCATCTTCTGCCGGTCGCGGTCGAGGCCTGCGTCGGTGGCGGGCCCGTACACCATGAGGGTGCCGTCGGCCTGCTTGACGGCCTTGGTGATGCTTGCCCACGCGTAGGTCGCGGTGCCCATGGCTGCTCCCTCGGTCTTGTCGCCCTGGGCGTCAGGGCATGCAAAAGGCCCCCGCGTCGGCGGGGGCCTCGTGAAGAATGGATCAGTGGAGAGTGGATCAGTCCGGGAGTTCGTCGGGCACGTCGGCGGGGTCGTCCCAGGACTGCCGCGGCAGCTGCTCGATCTCCGCGACCAACTGCCGAACGTCGGCCGGCAGGTCGTCCCAGACCGCGGTATCCATACCAGCGGCGAGGTACGCCTGCTGAACCTTCATCCGGTCCTCAGGGTGCACGTCGTGTGTGCCGAGCGCATCGGAGAGACGGCGCTCCAGCTGGACTGCGGGGCTCGTCACCCTACGCCTCCTGGATGATCAGGACAGATCGGTTAAGCCAATTGTACGCGGGCTTGCTAGGGGCGGCGACGTGCGTCGATTGTCCGGAGCCGGACCCGGGCACGGCCTTGTGGTCGACGATGACCCCGTCGAGGCCCTTCGCTGCCGCGTACCTGCCCTCGTCCCACAACGTACCGTCCTCGTGGGTGCCCTTCGCCTTGGACCTCGGCGACGCAATCGCGCGTGCCTCCCGGACCACGTTCTGGTGGTTGTCGACGGCCGCAGATTTCGGGATGAGGACCCGCATGGTGCTGCCCTTGGACCCGTCGGAGTACTGCTGGGCGACGCTCTTCTGGGTGGCCAGGTAGTAGCCGTTGCCGAACACACCCCGGCCGTAGAAGGCGGGCCCGGAGCGCATGTCCTCGTGCATTTGTGCGGCCGTCTTCCAGCCGTTGCCGTTCACGCCGCGCCACGCCTCGACATAATCGCCGGTGGCCAGCAGCCGGTCCATCTCCTTCTTCGACACCACTGTCGGCGTGTCGTCGAAGCCCTGCATCGCTCCGATCGCGGCGAGCCGGTCGTCGCCGGACTTGCCCGCGTACGCCGAGCGGGCCTGCTTCACATCCTGGCGTAGCTTGTCGATCGCGGCCTTGTCGGCCAACAGGTTCCGCCCCTTCGACGGCTTGTGCGCCAGCTTCGGCGCCGCCGGCACCGCGCTACGCGGCCCCGTGTTCGGGAACAGGGTGATGACGTTCGTGTTCAGCTGACCGTTCGCCAGCGGTTTGAGCATCTTGCCCTGCTTGTCGAGGGCGTTGATCTCCTCGATTGTCATCCACTTCGCGTCGGCGGTCTCCATCCGCGCGTGATGGGTCGACAGGTTGGGCTGCAGCTGAGTCGGCACGGTCGCGGCGATCGACGTGTACTTCCAGCCGCCCGGGATCGACACCTCGTGCGTGCCGTGCACGCGCGCGGCCGCGAGGTCGGCGGAGTTGAACCCGAGTTCCTCCAGGACCTCCCGGGTACCGCCCTCGTACGCGGTCTCGTTGGAGTCGATCGCCCCGCCGGGGAACTGCCACTTGCCTGGATCCGAGATGCCCGGCCCGCGCTGGACGATCAGGTAGCGGTCCTTGCCGTCAGCACCCTGGTGACGCAGCAGGATCCCGGCCGCGCCGTACTGGCCCCACGGGCCGGTGCCGCCGCCAGGCAGCCGGAACCATCCGTCGCCGGACTGGCCCGGGTTGGTGCTGACCTTCAGCAGGCCCGGTGTGCCGAGCGGGTCGGAGACGCGATGTTGGCCCAGGATCGCGTTCGCCGGCGGCAGGATCGGCTGCTTGGGCACGATTCCGGCGTGTGTTCCCGCCGGCGCGAACCGTTTGATCAGCTTGTGGGCTTCGCCGGTGTGCGCCGCGTTGTTCAGCTGGGTGATCGAATGCAGGTCACCGAGCAGCGCCGACTGGTCGGCGGCGTCGAGCTGGGCGAAGTCGAGCTTCCGCAGCTTTCCGTAGGTGCCGAGCATCGCGGTCGTCTGGCGCACGCCTGTGGCGTGGATGACGTCCTTTGCGTCCTGGACCGCACGCGCGTTGGGTTTGCTGGGCGTACGCACAGCTGGGGCGGCCGCCGGCACGGGCGGCGTCGGCGCGTTGCCCTTCTGCATGTCGTCGGCGATCTTCTTCGAGATCGAGGCGTGGTCCTCGCCGTGGGAGAGCGTGATGCCCCGGGCCCGGGCGGCACGGCGCAGCTGCTCGCGGTTGAAGTCCTTGAACGGGTCGCCCTTGCCGCCGTTCTTACGGTGGTCGTCGAGGGCGTCCTGCAGGCGGGCGCCGATCGAGCGGAACTTTCCGCCGGGCCCGCGCGGGTGCTTACCTGGGTCCCACGCCTTGGTCAGCTCGTCGACTGGGTCCAGGTCGTCGGGGACGATCGCGCAGCGGCAGTGCGGGTGCGCTGGCGGGAACGGGTCCTTCGACGGGAACAGGTCCTCGATCGGGATCGGGCCGCCGTCCTCATTGTCGCGGCAGATCTGGCACACGTCCTGGTCGGCCGCGTTCATCCAGCCCTTGCCGCGTACGCCGGATGCCTCGTATTCGGCGACCGCCGCGGCCGATAGCGCCCGCGCTGTCTCGGTGATCGCGATCTGGTACGCCTTCTTGCGGTCAGTGACCAGCGTCCGGATGGCCTTGCCGATCTCGTC